CATTATCTTTATCTAAAGAAATGTTAGGGTATGTAAGAGGAAAATATAGCAGTATACCTATTCCAAATGCTGAGGTTAATTTAAATCAAGGTGATTTAATATCAGCTGCAACATCTGAAAAAACAGCATTACTTGAAAGATTAAGAAATTATTTTGATGAAACATCAAGACAAGCATTATTAAATCGTAGGGCAGCTGAAGCTGAATCTAAAATGATAGAGTTACAACAAGTACCCTACACAATTTATATAGCATAATATGGCAATGTTCACCACCCAGAGAGATATGTCTCTGGTTAGAAAGTTAAATAGAGAACTGATGGGTAATATTATTACTCAGCAATGCTCCTTATATCAATTTAAATTAGAAGAAACTAAAGTTAATTTATATGGAGAAGCCGATGAAGAAAAATTTTATGACGGTCCTTTTATATTTAATGTTTTAATAAATAGAGAAAATGAACAATATGTTGATAATGTAGAAGGTGTTCAATTTGGACAAGGAATTCAATTTTATTTTTTTAGAGATGATTTAGTAGATGCAGACGTATTACCTAGGGTAGGTGATATTGTTTTATACCAAGAAGGATATTATGGAGTACAAAGTACAGTATCTAACCAATATTGGGGAGGTAAAAATCCAAAATATCCAAATAATGTTAACCCACTAAATCCAGGATTAGAAAACTTTGGTAATAATTTATCAACATTAGTTTCAACATATTATATCCCAGCGGATAAAGTAGCAATTTCACCTTATAGAGAAAGAATGTAATGGCAAAACCTAGAAAACCTACACCAAAAACTCAAAAACAAATATCTGTTTCAAAGCAAAAAGCTTTTAATGGTATTGAAGATAGGGGTATTCAAACTAATCCTAATTTCGATGATGGGCATGAAAATGCTAATTACCAAAATACAGGAATAAGTTTTAATAGGTCTGAGGAAATGAGTTTTAAGGAAGATAAAACAAAACAATACTCTGTCGGTATACAAGATTTAGATGAAGCTGTATTTTATTATTTTCAAAATGTAATTAAACCTTTTGTCACTCAAAATGGTCAACGTAGAGAAGTACCAGTAATATATGGTGCTCCTGAAAGATGGAAATCATTTCAAAGAGATGGATATTATAGAGATAAACAAGGTGCAATTATGTTACCTATTATCGTAATTAAAAGAGATACAATAACAAAAGACAGATCAGTAGCTAATAAATTAGATTCTAATCAACCCAATTTATATGGTACATGGTCTAAAACATATGGTGCTAATAACTTTTATGATAATTTTTCACAATTAAATAATAGAATACCCGTTGACACTTATCATGTAGTAGCACAACCTGATTATGTAACATTAGAATATAGTTGTCTTATACAAACTTATTATATGTCTCAATTAAATAAAATTATTGAAGCATGTGAATACGCATCTGATTCATATTGGGGTAATCCTGAAAGATACAAATTTAGAGCATTTATAGATTCGTTTGCAACAGCAACAGAATTAATAATGGGTCAAGACAGACTTGTTAAAGGTACTTTTAATATAAGATTAAGGGGTTACATTATTCCTGATGTTATACAAAAAGATTTAAATGCTATGAAAAAATATAGTTCAAAGGCTAAAGTAACAATTTCAACAGAAACAGTAAGAGATATGAGAGATACTACACCTTTAAGAAATCCTACAACAGATGGTAGGATAAGGGATTAATTTTAATAAATCTAAATATATTTATAATCAAACAAATACATTATGTCTAAAAAGTTATCAGAAAAAGAGTTACAATTACTAAATAGTTATCAAACAAAAAACAATGATATAATATTTAGTTTAGGATCCATAGAATTAAATAAAATGGTCCAAAATGAAAAAAAAGAGGAGTTATTTAAAAATTTTAAAGAACTTCAAAAAGAACAAGACATTACTGCTAAAGAATTAGAAGAAAAATACGGTAGTGGAAACATAAATTTAACAAATGGTGAAATAAGTCCGATAGAATAGACTTTTGAGGAAATTTCTAATATTTATAACAAAATAATACTTTAATATATAATATAAAGCAATGGCAGAAACATTAATATCTCCAGGCGTATTGGCAAGAGAAAATGATCAATCATTTATCCAACAAAACCCATTAAATTTCGGAGCAGCGATTATAGGACCAGCAGTAAAAGGACCTGTAGAAAAACCTACATTAGTTACTTCATTCAGTGAGTACCAAGCAATATTTGGTCAAACAGTTGAAAGTGCATCTCTACAGTATTCTTACTTAACTTCTACAGCGGCTAACAATTACTTTAGACAAGGTGGAACCTCATTATTAGTAACAAGAGTTACTCATGGTGATTTCGCTCCAGCATTTACCTCAGGTAGTACTGCAGGATCTGGAAATAGTGGAATCATGAATCTTGAAACATCAGAATCATTCCAACTCCAAACAATTTCTGAAGGAACTATAATGAACAACTATGCAACATCTGATGCTGCAAGTGGTACATTAGCATTAGGTACTGCAGATAATGTTAGATGGCAAATTGCTGGTGTTAATACAGGATCAGGTACTTTCTCTTTAATAGTAAGACAAGGTAATGATACTTCAAATTCACCATCAATTTTAGAAACATTTAATGATTTATCATTAGATCCATTCCAACCAAATTATATAGAAAGAGTAATAGGTAATACTACTCACGAAATTGCACAGGATGGAGCTGATTATTATGTTAAATCAACAGGAGATTATGTTAATAGAAGTAAATATATTTCTGTAAAATCAGTATTAACTCCAACACCAAATTTCTTTAACAATGCAGGTGGAGTAAATAGTGGATCAGCAGGAACTTTATATTCAAAATTCATACCAGTAGCATCTTCAGGATCCTTCACGGGAGCAACTGGAGCAAATATTCAGGCATCAATGTCGCCAGCTAAATTTAATAGCAACATAATTGACACGAATATACAGGGATTAACGGCAACAGATTATTCAGCATCAATATCATTACTTAATAATAAAGATGATTATAACTTTAATGTTGTAGTTGCACCAGGATTAATTGGAGATTCATCATTTACAAATTCATTAGTTCAAGTTAATTCATTAGTAGCATTAGCAGAAAATAGACAAGATTGTATAACAGTAGTTGACCCATCAGCATATGGTAAAACAGTATCACAAACAGTAGCAAGTGCTACAGCATTTGATTCAAGTTATGCAGCTGCGTATTGGCCGTGGTTACAAGCAATTGACCCAACTAGCGGCATGACCACTTGGTCTCCAGCTTCAGCATTTATTCCAGGCGTATATTCATTTACAGACGCATCATCTGAGCCATGGTTTGCACCAGCAGGTTTAGTTAGAGGTGCTTTAGGGAATGTTATAAGAGCAGAACAAAGATTAACATCAGGACAAAGAGACACTTTATACAGTGGAAATGTAAATCCAATAGCAACATTCCCAGCAAGTGGAGTTGTAGTATTTGGACAAAAAACATTACAACGTAGAGCAAGTGCATTAGATAGAGTAAATGTAAGAAGATTGCTAATAGCAGTTAAATCATTTATAGTACAAGTATCAGATAACTTAGTGTTTGAGCAAAATACAATTAGTACAAGAAATAACTTCTTGACACAAGTTAACCCATACTTAGAATCAGTACAACAAAGACAAGGTTTATACGCGTTTAAAGTTGTAATGAACGAAACTAACAATACACCAGATGTTATTGATAGAAACGAATTAGTTGGAGCAATATATTTACAACCAACTAAAACAGCAGAATTCATAATCCTAGATTTCAATGTATTACCAACAGGAGTTGATTTCCCTGCATAAAAACTAAAAAACAGAATATTTATAATAAAATAAATAAAATAATAAAATGGCAGTATTAGACCCAAACGAAATATTTTTCACAGCTTTTGAACCTAAACAAAAGAATAGATTCATAATGTATGTAGATGGAATTCCTTCTTATCAAATTAAGGGAATTGGAGCTGTAACACTAACTCAAGGAACAGTACCCTTAAATCATATAAACGTTGAAAGATATGTAAAAGGAAAATCAAAATGGGGTACAATTCAAATGACGTTATTTGATCCAATTACTCCTAGTGGTGCTCAAGCATGTATGGAGTGGGTTAGATTACATCATGAATCAGTAACAGGTAGAGATGGATATAGTGATTTCTATAAAAAAGATTTAACTATGAACGTATTAGGACCTGTAGGTGATATCGTATCTGAATGGATTATTAAAGGAGCTTTAATTACTGAAGCTAACTTTGGAGATTTCAATTGGGATACTGAAAATGCTGCACAAGAAATACAATTAACTGTACAACCAGATTATTGTGTTTTAAATTTCTAATAAAAATTAACATATTTTTAAAAATAGCTTGGCTCATGCCAGGCTTTTTTTTATATTACATATGTATACACGAACAAAGTTTTAATTAAAATAAAGATTATGAGTGAATTTAAATTCCCTACTGAAACAGTAGATTTACCTTCTAAAGGATTAGTATATCCCAAAGATCACATATTACGTAGTGGTAAAGTTGAAATAAAATATATGACAGCTAAAGAAGAAGATATTCT